CAGAAAGTTGAAAAAAGTTTTGGTAGTTTAAAAAATAGTTGTACTTTTGCAGTACAAATTGGTTGGGAGGCTACATAAGAAAACTCTCGACCCCGACTCAGGCAGGTAAGTAACTCATATTTACCTGCCTGTTTTATTTTACAGAGTCCAGTTTTCTTTAAGTATATCTTCCCTTAAGTAGGTTTTGTCTATACCATTTCTAATAACTAATACTTCCTCAATCCAAGTAGAACGTTTTACCCTATCCTGAATACTATCGCGCAAGTCTCCATTTGATATATCTGTTTTAATATCCAATACAATGTGTTTGGCTTGTTCCTTTGTACCCCTCAAGGCATTATCAACAGCACTTTTAGTAGGCTTATGAATACGTTTATACTCCTGCTTTATATCCAATGTTTTATTAAACGTATCAGCACTTTTCACCCCTGATATGTTAGACTTTTCTATAAGGTCTATTTCATAGCCATATTTATTAGCTAAGTAAGAGGCTATTTCTACATTTTCGGCTTTCTCATCCTTACCGTGCAATGAACTTACCCTTATCGTACCCTTTTCAGTAGGTATGGTTTGCCACGTTTCCTCTGCTCTTTTAGCTTTAGCCTTCTCCTTTTTAAGTCGTTTTTCCACCTGCTTTTCTACCTCTTTTACGGCTTTTTCGCTCATTCCTTTGGCGTATGGTATCACGGAAAATATCTCCCCCGAAAGCGCAGGGTTGTTAGCAAAGGCTTCTTTTATGGGGATGTCTTCTGTACGTACTCCTTCTGTTACTGGGTTAGCGGTAGGCTCTACATAGCAACGGCAACCCCAATCATTAGGGGGTAGGTGTGTTTTCCAAAAAGAATGCTCTACGGGTAGCGTTAGCCCGTCCCAGGCGCGGTGTGTTTCACGGGTACGCTCATCGTGTACTGCGTGATAGGTAAGGTTAGGGTATATGCGTTTGTTGGCTATATACTCCTCGTACTTTTGTGCAGAGAGTGCATTCGCTACTGTTTGGTTATACTCAACTTGTAGCCAACGCCTATTGTATTCTATATTCAGTTTGTTAGCTTCGGCTTTGAACTCTTGCCACGACAGCACCTTACCATCTTTAGTTAAAGAGGCTTCTATTTGCTGTTTAAAGCTCGTTTCTTTGAATGCAGAGAAGCGAGCAAGGTTGTGCTTTAGTGAGGTTACGAGTTCGGTATTGGTTTCCTCAATAGTAGGGTTGTATCCCTCTGCTAAGGCTTTATTTAGATGCTTGTAGTAGTATTGCCATAGTTCTTTGCTTTGTGCTTCACTAATACTACGCTCTTCAAAAGCCTCACGTATGTACCCCTCTATGAGCCTACTCAAGTTGTTGTCTTCCTTGCTGAGCTTTATAGGCTCGTGCTTGGGGCAACAATGGGTATGATAATGTAGTTTGAGTAGGCTTAGTGCTGGGGGTTATCGTCTGGTT